TTCAATCACCCGGTTAAGTTTATTGCTTCCACCGCAAGCGCGTTTGCTGCAGACCAAAAGGTTCTTCTTCAGCTTAACGGTACGGATGTAGGTGAAAAGAAGCAAGCGATTCCACATTACACTGCGGTTTCGGCCTATCATCATCAGACTCAGTCTGGAACGGATGCAGCCAATAGTACTACTGGATACTACAATGTAAAACTGATGATCCCCTTCTGTCTGGATGCCTCCAAGCTCCAGCCCACCGGAACGTGCAACTTTTCGCGCATGGATTCGATCAAACTCATCAACGATTCAAGTATCAATGGTCCTATCTATGCGGTCAATTACAACATTCTCAGGGTCCAGAACGGGATGGGGGCTCTGCTTTACGCGAACTAAGTTTTCTAGCAGTATTGACGGCCTTTTCGGCCTGATCCTTGGGCATAAACATGAGCCAGGCGACGGTCATCCTCTCCTGGGTAAGAGTTCCGTCCTTCTTCATAGCGGCACATGCATCTTGAAATTGCTTTACGTAGTCCATAATGGAATTTCAAGGAGTTTATTATTTAATTAGTCTTGGGGACCTTGAGCAGCGGGACATCCGCCGAGAAGCACCGAGTGATGCTATTGGAGGGCACCGGACCCACGCGCTGAAGGTCGGTGATGGGCTTGAGCAGATCAGGACCCATCTTGGTGATCAGCTGGCGGTACTGGTAGTTAAGAGGATACGCAATACCATTATCAGCCATGATCTTATCGTTGATCAGCTGGTTAGAGGTGTAAATAGTGAAGGCGCGACCATCGGCCATACCAAGACGCTGAGACATCTTTTACTTATTCAGTAGATAAAAATCTCTGATCCTCTGGTGGAATGATTCTTTCTGATGTACCATTCTGTCATTCTTTTCCTTGAAGTTTATGAAGTCCCCCTCGACTAGTGGATCATAAAGAATTCTGATCAAGAACTTGTATGCCATGGCGATATCCTTGAAATTCTTGGCGCCCGACATTACGATGCTACCGGTTTTAAAAACACTGACCGTCATGTTGAACATCTTGGCTTTCACCGCCGAGTAAGTCTCTGGACTGTAAGATGGCTTTTTCACAAACTTTTTGTGTTTCTTGTAAAGATCCAACAAAGCCATCTGATCGATGCCGTGAGGGAGACGGAACGTTGCATTGATCATCTGTATTTCCATGGGTGACACGGGATTGTTTTTGGTCTCGGGAAAGACCTCATCTACTATTTTTTGGATCTCCTGGATGATTTCCAGTCCTTCCATTGGTGTAGATGATCCTGTCACGTGAATCTTCCCGTTCGGAAACAACTTGACAGAGCGCTTTTTGGTTTCGCCGACATCCTTTGACAGTGTCAGTGAGTTGTTGAAATGGGTTGTTCCCATGTTCCAACCACCGGTCCCGTCGACAAACTTCTCCTTGAAAGTCGCGAGAGGGGTCGTGATGCCATCCCTGCCTCCCATGACCGTCATCGTAGACACTCTAGGCAACGTGGGCTTAGGTTCCTGGATTTCATCACGCGCTTTGATGACGTTTCCAAGAAAGGTTCGAAAGTTTTTGGCTTCCATATTTAAAAGTAAGACTCCTCACTTCTTTAATATGAGATGTGGTCACTGTAAAAGAAAGAAGATTATCTGCGTTCCATGTGCTTACTGCGATCACGCGTCTCTGTGTACCTCTTGTATTCAAGTGGAGTTTCACGAGTGCCCAGGTATCCTGAATAAAATTCAGTTCGAGAGGGATACAATAGAAAAACGAAACCCTAAAATAGAGAGCGTCAAAATTACAAAAATTTGACGAGCGTCATAATACTGAGGGCTATGAGTATAGCTGAAGCAGCGTTACCCGCGAAGTTTGCAGCGTCCATACTACCGACCATGCCCTCCTTTTTTACGGTGATGGGTTCGTTGGGTTTGGGTGTGTCGTTCCAAGGAGGCAGTGAATATGTTCGCTCTGGTACTGGTTTCCTGTTCAGTGGATAATTCTGAGATCCCGGTGTGCAGTAGTACGGGGTTCTCCACCCCGCGGCGATGGTCTTCTCGCACCCCTGACTCGTTTCTGTCATGTGGGTTTCAAGTGGTCCTCCGAGCGCATCCCCTACGGGGCGAACGGCGTTAACAAGCGCCACCTGGGGTTCATCTGAGGGTTTATATACCGCCTTGTAAGCACCACCCAGAGGGACACCCGGCGTAAAATTCATCGGGTCGGCGTACGGATTTATCTTATTGATGGAAATTCCATCATTCAGTCTCATGTAGGACGACATCCTTGCTAGTTATACTGTTGAAATAAATTCCCACTTGAGAATTTCACACATGTCCTTCCATATGACATCCTGTTGAGTGAGTTTTTCCTTGGACTTCAAAAGTGGAAAGTAGGGAAGGTACTGGTCTTCTCCCAAAAGTTCGCAGAATTTGTAAAGAACGTATGGATAACTCAGAAAGTTCTTGCGATCCTTGGGACACACCTGGTCAAAGGGTTCCTGTATTTCATTGAACATGAGTCTGAGACGCTCTTCGAGAGCGATCGGCATTTCTGGCGGTCTCACGCCGGTAAGAATATTGGCAATATAAGGGATGTGTTCATAGTATTTATTTTGGCGCATTTTTTTCAAGAGGCCTCGTACCTTGGCGTGAGTTATTTTAGATACTTGTTCAATACGCTGTTTCTTGAGTTCATAACGCAATTGTTCTATCAATTCATCTGGAATATTAGCCGTTTCTTTACCTTGAAATTGCTGAACCCATTCATTGAAATGATTCTGTCTTTTATATGAATATTGAGTATTCTTTGAAATGTCCTGTTCGTCTTGGTAGGATAATCTGGTGGCTATATAACTCTCGCATGAACCACAATCCTGACATACGATTTCTCCTTCGGTCTCATTTTCGTGCACATTTGTAGAATTACAATTTTTACAATTATCGTTTTTGTTTATTGTATCTGTAGTATTAAAGTCTGTATCAATTGCTTGTGTAATATCTTGTTCTACTACGCGCATATATTCTAAAAATATATCACGACGACAATTCTCTTCGTGATATCTTTTTATATAAGGGGATGCCATAGTTATGTATTCATGTAAAGCATTTTGATCATTCTCATATTCTTTGATTTTTGTGTTATATCGTTCGAGTAAACTCATTTAAAGAAAAGTATCGTTATAACTTTAAATGTATAATTTTCTCGTCAAGCTTGTCGGGTGGTGGTATAACGAGGATCCCTATAAGGTAACTATGCCTTTGAAAATGATCTATGATATTAATACAAAAAAAGATTGTCTTTTTCCTTCGCCAGAGTGGAAGCGAATTATGGAGGGCTGGCCTTTGATGAACTCAGGAGAGACCTATATCACGTGTTACTATCCAGACTTCAGGGATGCCATTTACGTGTTGCGTAGAAAGAAGCCAGAGTGTGTTGAGAACATTCGTTATGAGCAGGAATATACCTACCGCGGTGCACCTTATTCTATGGTGACCAGAGACCCTATGCGCAGGATACGTGATATTGAAGAATCGGAAGGAATGAAAGGGCCGATCATGATTAACAAGGTCGAGGCAGTCATGGAAAATGGCGAAGTGAAGATGTGGGATACAGCTCGATTTCTGCGCTACGCCGGACCGAGGTCGGACTTTCACAACGTCAAAGACATCCGTATGGAGGATCTATTTGATGCCAATGAAGAGGTACCAGATGAGTGGCACGTCTATATGTTTGGTAAAAAGATTGTTATTAAGAAGAATGAAGAACTTACTCCTCGCACTTTGGTGCCAAGTAGAATCTAAGTTCACCTAGTGAAGTAACCTTATACTCCAGGACGAGAGGCATCTCCTCTCCGTGGTGGTGAAGTTTCATATTGGAACACATTGATGTTGCCTTTGTGAAAAGATTTAGATATTTAAGTGAAAATACATCTTTCATAGAATCGAATTTGGTGGTATCAGAGTCGATGTCATATTCAGTGTACTGTTCTGCAAAGTCACCAGTGCATCGGAACCCAATCTTTTTGAATGATCTCTCTATTACAAGTTCAGAACCAATATGCGAAATATCTCTACACAACCGCTGAAAATCTACGGTCTGAAAAGTTGTAATACTCATTACCACGAGTTTTGGTGCTTCAAACATCTCGTCGTTTATGTCCAAGAGTCGAAGGTTGAAATGACTTTTGCTCTTTTTTGTACTATTTTCAATAGAAATATTTAGTACATGATTTTCTTCAATCTTCATTACCAGTACATCATTTACTGTGACAGACTTCAAAACACGAAAAACATTTGTGGTATTAATACCAACAATAATTTCATTTTCACATGAATATTCTTCAAATTGATTACCATCCAGAAATAGTTCTACCATAGCAGTGCGAGCATTGTCTAGGGTCAACATGTGAATCCCCTTTTTGCTAAAAGATACATTAACATCGTTGAGGATGTCTTTGAGAACCTCAAAGATGTTTTTAAATGCAGTTGCTTGAATAGTTTTCAAGAACATTTACTAGAATCATTGCGCGTTTTCTTTAATTCGCGCACATAAAGATCTTCAAGAAATTGTTTGAATCCAGAGTCCCCACGTTCCTTGATGAATTCTTTCCACGAACTGTATCCTTGTTTATACGAATATGTATTTCCAAGTGACTTTGGAACTTCTTCTGGGTTTGTGATCATTTAGTTAGTTGTGGTTTTCTTGTTTATCTTGGCTTCCAACTCGGGTGTCATAAGAGGCGCCAGCGGAGCGCCATAGGATTCAAGATCAAATAGACCTGGTGCCGAAGTGGGATTTCCATCAAATGATGCGAATGCCGAATGATCAAAGGATTCCACTTCACTTGGCATCATGGAAAGAACCCACTGCTTGACTTCTGGACCCATCAAAGGTCTCCCGTCCTTGGTGATCAATGCTGGAACATGGGTAAGCACCTTGCGATAATCTTCTGGAACAGATTCTTCGTGAATGTTTTGGTACTTGATCTGATCCTTGATAGGACATTGATCCAATAGATTGAATATCTCAAGACAGTGTTGACAGCGTGGACTGTACAACATGATGGCAAACATGCTTTCTTACAAGCGTTGGTGAATTTATCAGGGGATATAATTTCGCACCAGTATATAAGATGCGTATGCAGACTATATTTTTCATCGTGCTGGTTGTCGCGATTGTGGGATACCTTGTCATGAACCGCGAGGGACTCAGGTGGGATCGCGGGTTCGCTGGATTCCGTCCCGCCGTCACCGGTGTGATAACAGAAGGTAATCTCGAGATTACCGGAAACCCAGTAGAGGATGTATCGATCAAAGCATTTATGATTAAGAAGATTTTGGACGCCACCGTCAATGAAATATTCAATACACAAGGGCTGAAAATGTTCCCAATTGAAACTATCTTCATTCAAGTGTTTGATTCACCGGACAAGATTAGCGAACTCAAACAGAAACGCCCAGACGTTTATGATTCATATGTCGAGTTCCTTCAGGCTCGTGACAAGAACGCCTTACTCACCAGGGACGGAGACGGCACTGATCAAGAACAATTAGCTCGAACCGCACTGATCAACTACCTTGATCAACTCAAGCGAGATCAGAACTATTCCACGGTTCCTGATAATGTTCCAGCGACGTACCGATGCCGTTTCCTGCTTCTTGAAACAGAGCGCTTCTACGGTACCGAAGTGGACGTTATTGCCATTGGAGATGAGGATGGCATCAAGATTCAAGGTATTACCAGTCAGCCCTTAAAGAACGGCGAAAAGATCAAGGCTTTTCAGGATACACTCACTGCAGGCGAATGGATGCCCTACGATACCATTGCCAACTCTAACGTGCCCAACAAGAGCGCCCTGGCACTTGTCGATAAGGCGATCAAGGACAAGTGGGGCGATGGCGAAGACATGAGGTATAGTAAGACCGTTTCCGCTGCAACCGAGTGGCTCGCCAATAATCCAGACGAGGATACGACAAATGTGAATTAGTAAAAACTAAAAGATTAATAGAAATGCCCTTGAGGGTGGACGAAGTTCAACAGATCGACCACAGAAAACGAGAGCTAAAAAAGAAACTCTATACGGAGATTTACGAACGCGCCAGCACCAAGGTGAGGCAAGTCGCTGATTTGGGACTGCACGAAACTTGGGTTCAGGTGCCTTCGTTCCTTATAGGATTCCCTTCATTTGACCTGAACAAGGCCGCCCAGTACGTCGAGCGACAATTCATCAACGGCGGTTTCTTCACACAATTATATGAAAATGGTCAATTGTTTGTTTCGTGGTACCCCAAGACGTCCAAAAAGTCCAGTTCCAAGCCCAAGTCCAAGCCCAAAGAGCCGGAAAATGAGTTTGCATCCCTCGCGAACCTCAAAAAAGCCGCGGACAAATATCGCTGAATTAAATACATTTTATCAGTAACTATGGACAATAACCTTAATGTTCTTGTGGAGGCCAAGAAGGAACTATTGAACCAACTTTCGTCCACAATTTTGCCCAGCGCTCTGGACTGCATGGACTCGCTCTACGCCGAAGCCAAGGTGGAGACCCAGGGACGCAACACGCTCAAAATGTTTCAGGAGAAACTCGCCAATATCCCTAAGTGGAACAACTATCGGATCGATTCAGAGGTCGGCAAGTGTGTGGATAGGTGTGGTGGATGCCTGGATGAGATGACGGCGGCATGCTTCGTGGCCACGGTCAAGATCATTTCGTCGGTCAGGCTCTCCAAGGACTCGCGCAAGGTGTCTCTCAAGATTCCCACCAACGACGTTTTCGTGCTGGGCGTCTACACCAACGTCGCCAAGCGGATCTATGAGGATCCCTACATCTATCAGGAGGTCGGGAGCAGGAACGACCGTCGCAAGGATCTCATCAAGCGGATGGAAGGGGTGGTCGAAGAGACGGTCAAGGAGATGCTTCCGATCAATCAGATCCTGAAGACCTACCTTAACAAGAATGCCGTGGACGTCATGAACGGTGAGACGATCGAGCCCGAGCCTGAGCCCGAGCCAATGGAAGAAGAGACTGGTATGTTTCCAAGCGAGGGGGAGATTCCCGTGGGAGGTGAATATGATGAGGAATCACACGAAGAACCTGAACAGGAACCGGAACCTGAACCGGAACCTGAAATGGCATCAGAAGAACCGGACATGGAACCACCTCAGGAGACCAAGAATTTTACGTTCAACGACAAGATTATGAGGAGGGCGCCCATGACACCGATGGACGAAGAAGAAGATTTTTCTATAAATCCCAATGCGAACCGTTAAACATACTAAAATCTGCTTTATGTAATAATGATCAGCGATTCGCTTAAAAATCCTTTGATCGCGGCTTTGGTCGGTGCGGTCGTCACAATGGCCTACATCCAGTTGGTCGCCCGTATCAATCGCGAGGCGCCTCCCAGGAATGCGGACATGATCAAACCGGCGATTCTGAATGCCATTCTGGTAGGCGCGATCGTCTATCTCGGCATCTCTCAGCGCGAGGAGATTTATGAGACGCCCTTTCCAGAAGTTAGTCGCGGTATGTAATTAAAGATTTTACTCCTTTTAAATAGTACGAAATGGCCAGTGTAGATACATTTAACGAACTTCTTCTACAGTTTGTGGATGAACTGGCTCACACGTTCCCAGAGAATACCATTGTGAAGACCTACAGGAACACGGTCGGCATGCTGATCAAGAAGGATGCTGGTGTATGTCTGGAAACGTTTATGAAAAATGTGAAGCCTCACGAAGATCTGATTCGCAATCAGGATGAGAAGATCTTCGAGGAACTTTCGCGTAGCTATGGAATTTTGAAGACCCTCGACCTCGAGTCCATGTGGAATTCTGAGCTTTCGGATGGAAGTCGCTCGGCGATCTGGCAGTATGTTCAGGGTCTCTACGTGCTCGGTAACAACGTCAGCGAGGAGGAGATCCAGGCGTCCCGCCAAACCAAGATGGACTTTTCACCCGAAATGATCAATAAGATGTTTGCACCCCAGGGCGAAGATGTCGACGCCGAGTCTAACCCCTTTGCCGGTATCCTTGGAAATCTTTTGAACCCGGCGATGATGCAGGAGATGACCTCCAAGGTCGAGCAGCAGTTCGGCGACGGTCAGGGAGGTCTCGATGAAGCGAAGATCATGGGCGCCCTTGGCCCGCTCATGGGAAATCTGAGCAAGATTCTTCAGCAGCCACCCGGTGCATCCGAGTGAAAAAAATAACTAGTCAATAAATAAGAATGGAACAACCGTGGTTTAGAAATCCATCGCATCTGTTTGCCAAGAACAAGGTGCTACTCTTTTGGCCTTTGGCCAAGCAGACCCCCGTGGAGAGGCTCAATGCCGCCACGAGGTTCATCCTCTACACCATGGCGATCCTTTACGTCATCAATCGCGACATCAGGGTTATTTACCTGGGTCTCACGGTTATCATGGTCATGGCTTCCATGCTTCTGGCGGGAGGCATCAAGGAAGGCATGCGACCAGCTTCGTTCGAGGAGGAGGGGGTCAGATTCAACGCGACCACCCCAGGGCAGTCGTGCGAGCAACCGACCAAGGAAAATCCCATGGCCAATGTACTTATTTCGGACTACGTGGACAACCCGAAGCGAACGGCGGCGTGCTATTACCCGACCGTCAAGGACAAGGTGAAGAAGTTTATGAACGACGGCACTCCCACCGACCAGGCTGACGTCTATTCGAGCCGAAACCAGGCGTCCCGTGCCTTTTACAGCATGCCGTCAACGACCATCCCCAACGATCAGAGCGCATTCCTTCGCGGTGCCTATGCCCCGTTGATGAACAAGGTCTGTCGGGATAATACCGATGCTTGCTATCCCAGTGACGCGTCAATGTTTGGACAGTCCAGGATGCCCGAACTTCAGCAGCTCAGAGGAACTTTCGGTGGCACCACTAGTTAAAATCTCTGGTGATAGTAATATGGCTTATCAGCTCAACACGTCAAAGGTTCTTTTGGATGCCGAGAGTCTGCCAGTGGATTGCGCCTACGATCACGTGATCGCGCCTCCGGTAGTCAGCAACCTCAATTATGCAGGTTCGGGTCGCGCTTCGACACCCCTCTACGGGACGGCCCCTTACATGGCTGGCAAGGGGGCTCCAGGAAATCTGATTCTGGTCGAGGACATGCTCCGGCCTCAGTCTAGCACGTTCTTCAAGAAGGGCTATGCCGGTCGCCAATACGACTTCCCTTCAATGGAGATGTCTTGCTCGGTGCCTCTTCGTACTCGGTCGTGGGATCCCGCGAGCAGCCGGGCGAATGTTCAGAACGCCGTTTTTGATCGTCGTTATCCAGCCTAATTTAAATCTACCCTAGTTTTAATATGGACCCATTGAGTCTTGTGGCCTTGTTAGGGATTGCTGTGGCGGGTCGTCAAATCGCCAGCAGTGACCGCAAAGAAGGTTTTACTCCAGCACCCGTTCCGAACCGGGAGACACAGCAATTGCCGTTTTTTGGCAACAATGTGAATACTCCAACCCAGGAATTGACAGCCGTGACGGATCTGTTCACCGGGACGTTCAATCCAAATAATCCGATGGGTGGCGTCATCAACCCTAAGAAAGAGGTCGTGGCAACCCTTCAAGATACAGCACCCAATGCACAGTTCCCGTTTGGACAGCCCGTATATAATCTGTATGATCGCCAGAATGTCTCGAGTCGCATGAACAATCTGTCGTCCGCCGAGCGAAGGTTCGTCGGTCCCGGTATCGGCGTCCCGGCCAACGTTCCCGCCTACGGTGGCTATCAGCAGCAGTTCCGCGTGATGCCCAATAATGTCGGTGCCTATCGCCTGACCACTCTTCCGGGCAGGTCGGGTCCCGCCAAGGATTTTGTTGACCGTGGGGCAGAGCGTATAACGGTGACTCAGAACCGCCCCGAGAAGACATACCAACTTTTGGGCGCCGAGGGAAAGCGTCCTCTGGAACAGGGTCGCGCGCAGGGTCAGGGTGGAATGCTCACCGGACAGCGCGAACGCGAACAGTATGTGAAGACGCAGCGACCCACCATCCGCTCGGAAACCACGACCCGCATGGACGGTCTTGAGTTTGGTGCACCTAAACGCATAGTATCCTCTGCAACAAATCAGGACACTCCTACGCGCAACAAGGCAAACTTTGTGGCGCGAACCAACGACGTGGCTGCTCCCGGAATCCACTCGTTCGAAGGTGCCTACCAGAACACCCAAAATACTATCCTTCTGCGTCCCGCCGAACGCGGCAACAAGGGCTACACGCCTCCGGGTGGCCGCATGAACGTTCGCGGCTCGGCCACACAAGTTCAGGGCAAAATCACCAAGACCCGCGACAGTCTTTCCACGGTCGTAGAGGGAGGCGCCGGAAACCAGTCCATCGCCCAAAATTACGATATCACTTGGAAGCAGAATAACAATGCCTACAAGGGAAATGCAGATTTCAGGACAAACAACTTGGGCCTTGCTGTCAAACAATTGGACAACAATCCATTCGCTATGTCGCTGGCACAACGTTAAACATCATAAATCCTACACTCTAGAGCATGAGGTTCTTCCTTACAGAATAACTCCATGGCATCCAGTTTGTTCTCTTGTTCACGAACCTTTTGATCGTGAAGACGAGAATAGAGCTCCTCGTGCTCCATCCAGTCGTGGACATGCTCGTGAGGATTTTCAATCATCTTCTTGGTGGGTCTCTTCAGTTCGGTGCGCTTATTGAACATGTACGCAGGCACGTTCCTGAACAAGCAACTGTAGTAGAGCATATTTAAAAATAAAAATCATTATATTTTTAAGTATGAGACACGAGACGATCGCCATGGAAGTTTCACCCCTGGAATTTGAGGGCATCAGGACTATTGACTTCGACGCCCAGGTGGATGACCATGAAAAAATGGTGACTGTCACGATGTCCAGATACTTCATTGGGGATCTACATGATGAATGTGTCAAGAAGGCAAAGAAGATATACAAAGGATACAGGGTTAAAACTAACATGGCATTGTAGACTAAACTATGGAGACAACTACCATTGAAGTGCCAGTGAACCCCTTCCACTACGATGGATTGCGAAGTATTGGAATACCCATCAAGGTGGATCACAAAGAACAAATGATCTACGTTGATTTCATGTCAAATCAAGGAACCAAAATCATGGAAAATTTCCTTTCAGAGGTCGGTCACACGTTTCCTGGCTATGAGATCAGGGTAGCCAGGCTTGACCAGTGAGAACCGCCTTCGCGTACTTTGTGGCGATCATCGAGTGGATCATCGGCCAGTCCATGACGTTGCTGGCGTTAATAGTTAACCCAAATGGATTAGAGTTTACGTAACGGACAAACTCCTTGCCGTTCTTTTGAGATTCGGGTGAAGTGTAATGCTCCATCTTCTCAAAAGAGCCCTTCAGCCAGTGAACATGCTTTTCATTCTGAGGGTCGAACCTGTCCATCGTTATTAGTTGAATATGTTTTTATGTCTTTAATTAATAGTAATGAGTTCCATAGACAACTCTTCTGATTTTGATGGAGGGATTGTTGCTTCAGGGAAGAGAGGTGTCATTCAGTTGAGTGACGGGAACTTTAACCTAACTTCAAATAAAGATCTAAAATCAGATCCAGTGACAGGAACTGTCACAACAACGGGACTAACAACCACTGGTACGGTTTTTGCTGCTACTGTATCAACATCGAATCTCGTGGCAGACACGATTACCAATCTCACCGTTGTAGGCGATGCAACCATAACAGGGAATGCCATAGTGGATGGAACTATTTCTTCGGCGGGACTTACATCTTCTGAAAATATTACAATTACAGGAGCTGGAAATTATCTCTCCTCGTCCGGTGTTACAGCATCCAATATCAATGCCACATCAAATCTGTATGTCAGCGGTCCTGCTGACGTCACTGGCACTCTTTCTGCTTTGAGTATGACGACACCTCGTCTGAGCGTTTCAGATCATGTATTGATCACTGGAAATTTGTCAGTAACAGGAGGTTTTGTCACAATTACGTCAACTAGTACAGAGTCATTTGCACTGAATGTTCAAAATGCAGGCACCGGTCCCGCTATTGTAGCAAATCAAACAGGACTTCAGCCCGTAGTGGATTTTCAAGATGAAGGTAATAGTGTGTTTTTCATTTCTGGTGGAGAAGGTGTCCATCCAGCTGCATATGTAGGTATTGGAACAACTACACCAACTAAAAAATTGGACGTTGTCGGAGAAATTAGAGGTACTAACTTGACCGCGACGGGGATCTTGGATTCTTCTAACGTCAACACATCGAATCTTTATGTATCAGGACCTGCAGACATTACAGGTACATTAAGCTCGTCCAACGTTAACACATCAAATCTTTATCTATCAGGACCCGCTAATATTACAGGAACGCTAAGTGCGTCCAATATCCAGACCTCTAACCTCACGATCACCAATCTCAACACCGTCACCAACGACGCCTTCATAGGAGGAACTCTAAGTGCGTCCAATATCCAGACCTCGAATCTCACTGTAACCAACCTCAACACCGTCACCAACGACGCCTTCATTGGGGGAACCCTAAGTGCATCCAACATTCAGTCCTCTAACCTCACGATCACCAACCTCAACACCGTCACCAACGACGCCTTCATCGGAGGAACCCTAAGTGCGTCCAACATTCAGACCTCTAACCTCACGATCACCAATCTCAACACCGTCACCAACGACGCCTTCATAGGAGGAACCCTAAGTGCGTCCAATATCCAGACCTCTAACCTCACGGTCACCAATTCTCATGAAGTTCTCGGCACTCTAAGTGCGTCCAATATCCAGACCTCGAATCTCACTGTAACCAACCTCAACACCGTCACCAACGACGCCTTCATCGGAGGAACCCTAAGTGCGTCCAACATTCAGACCTCTAACCTCACGATCACCAATCTCAACACCGTCACCAACGACGCCTTCATTGGGGGAACACTAAGTGCGTCCAACATCCAGACCTCTAACCTCACGGTCACCAATTCTCATGAAGTTCTCGGCACTCTAAGTGCATCCAATATCCAGACCTCGAACCTTACGGTAACCAACCTCAACACGGTCACCAACGACGCCTTCATCGGAGGAACTCTAAGTGCATCCAACATTCAGTCCTCTAACCTCACGATCACCAACCTCAACACGGTCACCAACGACGCCTTCATAGGAGGAACCTTAAGTGCGTCCAATATCCAGACCTCTAACCTCACGGTCACCAATTCTCATGAAGTTCTCGGCACTCTAAGTGCGTCCAATATCCAGACCTCGAATCTCACGGTCACCAACCTCAACACCGTCACCAACGACGCCTTCATTGGGGGAACCCTAAGTGCATCCAACATTCAGTCCTCTAACCTCACGATCACCAACCTCAACACGGTCACCAACGACGCCTTCATAGGAGGAACCTTAAGTGCGTCCAAAATTGATTCTTCAGGAACAATAACCGCAAGTGATAGTTTCATACACGATATTGGTTCAACCAATCCAAGTGATTTTTTGGCCCTTACAACTCCAGGTTTTACTACAGCAAAATATGTTTATACAAAAGCTATCGTTAATGAGGCTCAGGTGGGACTAAGCCCTGCTGCAATTGTATTTGGAAACAACAATGTATATGGAAGTAATCAAATTTCACTTGTGACTAAAGGTAATACAATGTTATATGTAGACGACAGCAATGTAACCGTACCAAATTCCAACGTGTCTAATTTGGCGTCTATACAACTTATATCTTCTGAGATTCCAAATGATGATTGTTTGCAAGTTTACAATACAAACGGAGCATTGAGAGCAAACATCCAATATAACGGCGACGCAACCTTCAGAACCATTACAGTTTCCAACATTCAAGGTGGGTCACCATTGACAATTGGTGCATCAGATGGAGTGACTATTACATCAGACGTAGTCGTCAATAACGGGGGGTCTTTTACAGTAGGAACATTGGTTTATGAAACACTCACGTCCACACCAGGTCAAATGGCTAATCTCGAAGCTAACATCATTACGTCTTCAAATATAAATGCTACTGCAAATCTTTATGTAAATGGTCTAGCTACAATTGATGGAACACTCACCGCATCTTTGTTGTTAGGAGATGGAGGTTTGCTTAGCAACACCGCGGCCCAACCAAATCTTCAAGGCGTGACAGATCAAGGCGCAGTCACAACTGCCACAATTGATGTAGGTGGACTGACGACATCTGGAACCATCACGACCTCTAACATCACGCACGATTCGGAACTCACCATTACATCAAACTTGCTCATGGGATCGGACAAGACCCTGACGACCTCTAACATCACGCACGATTCGGAACTCACCATTACATCAAACTTGCTCATGGGATCGGACAAGACCCTGACGACCTCGAACCTCGTGGGATCGTCCTTTCTGACCGTGACCGCCAACACCAACGTGGTCGCGGAGTTCACGGAATCGTCACGATACTATCACGTCAAAGAACCAAGGTCTGCGATGACCGCAAATTCCAGTTTTGGTTACACGGCGAGCGCAAGCAGTCAATATAGTGGAAGTTATCAACCTTATGAAGCATTTAATGGTAAGTATAAAACAGTCAACGGCGATTCATGGATATCTTATCTAGATAGCTACGTAACCACTACAGGGTTACCAACAGATGGTACAGACAGTTTTCAGGGGACAAATGGTTCTTGGCTAAAAATACAATTACAGAATACCTTTAAAGTACAGTATGTAAAGATATACC